CAAAACTGGATCGAACGACAGGATCAGCAAGAAATGGCAGCATGAGGACGACCGGCTGGAAGGCGGAAAACGTAGGGCACCTCAGTCGGCATGTTCTTTGGCGACCAGGCTGGGCAGATAATCGGCGACACCGTAGGGGGCTGGGCCAATGATCTTCGCAATGCCGACATCGTTGGTACGATCACTGGCGCCTGGGATGGCGTTGTCGCTGGATTCAAGTCAGCCTATGAAACCATCGGGAAGACCTGGGGCGGCTTTGTTGATTCAGCAAAGGCCGGATGGGACACGATTGCAAACCTATTCACATCCGCCTATGAAGGGCTGAAGTCAATCCCGGTTATCGGCCCTGCGATTCAGGCGGTAGAGGATGCCGCCAAGAAGACGGCGGCGGCAGCCAGCGCAGCAGCGGCAGCCGTCAAGACGAAAGCCGTTGAGGTAGGAACCAAGGCGGCCGAGGTCGGCACGAAAGCGGTTGAAGGCGTCAAACAGGGCGCGGAATACCTTGGCAATAACACGACCATCGGCAAGGGCGTCAAGGCCGCCGGGAACTGGGTTCTTGGGCAAACCAGCAAGCTATTCGAATCCGGCAAGGGCGGCGCAGCAACAGTATCGTCAGGGAAAGGCGACTACGGCGGCGCCTCCTACGGCACCTATCAGCTTTCGTCGAAGCAGGGCGAGGTGCAAAAATTCCTGAAGGGCAGCAAGTACGGCGACCAGTTCGCTGGGCTGCAACCGGGAACGCCAGAATTCAACGCGAAATGGAAGGAAGTCGCCAAGGCTGATCCTGAATTCGGCAATGCCCAGCACGATTACATCAAGGCCACGAAATTCGACCCGGCAATGGCTGGGCTGAAGAAAGCCGGCATCGATCTATCGAAGGACGGCGCGGCCGTTCAGGACGCCGTATGGAGCACGTCAGTTCAGTTCGGCGCCGGTGGTGCGCAAAGCCTGGTGAAAAACGCTTTCAAGGGCAAGGACGTTTCCAAGATGACCGAAGCCGAGAAGATTTCAGCCATCCAGGATTACAAGATCGCCAACAACGAAAAACTGTTCTCGAAGTCCGATGACAACGTGCGCGCCGGAACTGCCAAGCGCGCGGTAGAAGAGAAAAAGCGCTTGCTGGCGCTGGCAGATCAGGACGCCCCCGACAATGCCGGTATGGGTGTTTCGCAAACTGCGCAGGCCAGCCAAGTCACCTATCCGCCGAAAGCGCCGGCAGAAGCGGTAACCGCCTCGATCCAGCCGCCGGCCGCACTTGTCGCAACAGCCAGCCTTGCCAACGTGCAAGTTGCTCACCTTCCCATGCCACCAACGGTAAAGCCGCCATCCCTTCCGGTGATTGCCGAGCCCCCGCCCGTCGTCGATACCTTGGCATCCAACGCAGGGAGCGGACGGAAGCCCCAAACCATCACAGTAGCGGCCGCAGAAGTGGGGCAAGACCTGAAAGATCGCCGCATCGCTCACATCGTCACCGGCGGCCTGTCTGCCACCTGAAGAGAGAAACCATGACCCCCCCAAGCCTTGGTGCAAATATTCTGACCTCGTTGTGGGACGGCCTGTCACCGCACCTGATCGCCAGCTTCTACGAGGTTGAGCGCGGCGGAACTGATCGTCAGGCCTGGCTGCCGGTACAAGGCGGCCCCGTTGTCAAAGCGGCTCTCACTGAGGCGAACCTTGAGCTTCTACTCAACTGGCAAAGCCCTTTCGAGAATGCCGGCGCCGACAAGGGGATGCCAAGCCTCAGCGCCATGTTGCAATCTGGCGCGCTGCAACCCTTCGTCAGTGATAACGGCAAAGCAAGCGAGTCCCTTGGGAAGTTCGAAGGCCGAACCGGCATCACAAAGCTGAATTCAACCCAGGTATTCAGCGGCATGCCGCCGGTGAAACTTCAGGTCACGGCCCTATTCCGCGCATGGCGCAATGCCCTGACGGAAGTTGAGGCCCCCATAGACCAGTTGATGAAGTGGGCGCTACCCAAGGAGCTCGCGACTGAAGGCCCAATACTGTCGTTGATCGAGGGGGCAAAACAGGTTGCATCGGGGAAACCGCTGGATGCCGCTGCCGCCCAGGCGCTATTACCCTCGCTTGCCCCCTGCAAGATTGCCATGAAATACAAGGGGAGGCTGCTTTCCCCATTGGTGATCGAGTCCATCGGGCAGCCGTGGAATTCCCCTGTTGATAAGGACGGGCGTTTCGTGGAAATGCTCGTTCCCATGACCCTTTGCACGCTCACCGCCCTGGATCGCAATGATTGGGGCCGGGTCACGGCAGGACTTAGCGCATGATGCCGGATCGCCTACGGGCACCATTGACCCTTGATGAAGCCCTTGGCGAGCAATACAGTGACCGCCCCCAGTTCCTCCGGGAGATAGCCGAGGAAACCGGCAATCGCGGCCTGGTGGGCATCGCGCGCGCCATCCAGATCGACAACCGGAAGCGGGCAGCGGAAGCCAGTCGGCGGCGCTACGAAGCATTGACCGGCAAACAATGAAGGAGAAAAGAGCATGACCGACCAGAACGACAACCAAGCAACCACCACGGCGGGCAATTCCGACCCGTATGAAGCCGCCGTAGAAATGCTGTTGATTCTCGCCCGCTTGCACAGTCGCGGGAGTATCTGCATTTCTGGCAGCGCCTCGCCTGACGATAAAGCGACCGCAGAGGCGATTCTTGAAGACCTGGCCGATCTGGCTGACAACTTGCCGAGTTGCAGAAATGGCCGCACCCACTAAATCCCAAAGCGCTACCAAGCCAAAGGCGCCGGCCAAACGCGGGCGCCCGACGAAGTATCGGCCGGAGTTTGCCGAACAGGCCCGCAAGCTTTGTCTGATGGGGCTGACGGACGCCGAACTAGCCGATTTTTTCGGACTGAATGAAGTCACGATTAACCGCTGGAAGCGTGTCCATCCTGATTTTTGCAAGTCCATCCTGGCCGGCAAGATACTGGCTGATGCTGACGTAGCCGACAGCCTCTATCAAAGCGCCGTGGGCGGCCATTTCATCAGCGAGGAACGGCCCGTAGGCGGCGAGAATGGCCCGGCATCGGTGCAGCCCCTCAAGCGGCAGGTAGCGCCCAGCGTGCAGGCTCAAAGCCTTTGGCTACGCAACCGGCAACCCCGCCTATGGAGAGACAAAATCGAGGTGCAAGCCGACATCACCACATCACAGGCGAACATTGACGCCGTGAATGAGATGCTGCGGGAAAAGCTCGCCAGACAAGCCGCCGAGCACGCCGAGGCCATGAAGAACCGGGGGTCGCTGAAGTCGCGGCTTGGCATTGGCACCGCGCTGCCCGACGTGGCCGGCTGACGCCGGACAGGTGCACTCACCGAAAGCCCTATTCGCTGCCGCAGCGCTATACTTGGCTTGCCAGCCGCACCCTTGGGCAGCCTCTCAAGAAGAGCCCCAAGCGTAGCTCCGTCAGCGATGGCGGATCGCACCGGCAGCCACGGAAGGGGCACCCATCGCAGAACGGCAAGGTGTAGGTCTGCGATGCGTAGGTCGGAGCGCATCGGCAAGCGGCGCCCGACGCAACCCCTACCAACCACCTATAGCCTGTCCAAACTGCCACACCCCGCCCGGCATCGCCTGTTATTGCCAGTCATTGGTAATTCTCTGCACATTGTCGTTTGCAAACGCAGGCAGTTGTTTTTACTGGGTTTTTTCGGCGCGGCCTTTCGCTGATACCATCATCCGTACCATCAATAAAAAATGCTGCAAATACCCATGCTTTCAATGGGTTGCAGCCGATTTCGGCAGGGTGGATGGAGGCGCGGCAATGAATGATGGTATCGCCGGCAAAGCATCAATGAGAAAGGCTTCCGATGCTCCCGGGAACGAGCCAGGGACGGAAGCCTTTCAGTGAGCGCTGGGTAGCACTCACAGCGCAGTCTAACAGAGCCGCCTACGGGTGCGCGTGAATCGGCTGGGCCACCAGACGGACACCGAGCGCCGCGCAAACCTTGCTGATGGTCTCGAAGCGAGGGCTGGCATTCGGGCGTAGTGCCTTGTAGAGCGCTTCGCGGGTGATCCCTGAAGCTTTGGCAATGTCGCTCATGCCGCGTGATCTGGCAATCGTTCCCAGCGCATCGGCCAGTGCCGCCGGGTCATCTTCTTCAAGCACCACGGTCAGGTATTCGGCAATTGCCTGTTCGTCTGGCAGATGCTCCGCCATGTCGAATTCGGGCAGATCGGCGATTTTGATTTTCTTGGTCATGGCTTAATCCTCCAGCGTAGCGGCCAATCTGACGGCCTTGGCAATATCGGCGGTCTGAGTGGCCTTGTCACCGCCACCCAGCATCACAATCAGTACCGCGCCGTGTTGCACGTAGTACATGCGCCAGCCTGGCCCGAAGTGCTCTCTCATCTCGAACACACCATCACCGACCGGCTTCACATCACCCAGATTGCCCTTCTGTGCCTTTTCCAGCCGGCGAGCCAAGCGGCGATGCGTCATGCCGTCCTTGAGGCCGTTCAGCCATGCGGTGAATTCGGGAAGCGGCTTGATTGAGTACATGGGCAGAGTGTAGCCGTTCGATTACTGGCGGTCAATTTGGTTCCTGATCCTTCAGCACTGCCAGGTTAATTGCGAACCCTTCCCGGACAACCTGGCCGCAGCATGGGCATAGCGTTTTGTCCTGCTGGCGCTTGATTGCCACATAGACGACGCTGGGCGATATGCCGGCCTGCTGGGCGGCGGCGTAGGGCGTCGCCCCTTGGCGCACAAGGTCAAGGGCTTGCTGTGTTTTCGACTTTTCCACTACCAATCCTTCGAAGCGTTTTCGTGCCGTGAATATAGCACTTTCTAAAACTGCTTGACAGTGTATATATCAGGTACTAACATAGCCATACACAAACCACGAAAGGAGCCAATCATGGCAAAGCCGACCAAACCTGCCGCACCACTTCAGCCAATCGAACAGACGATGAAAAACGTGTTTGGGGATAGCCCAACAGATGTGATTAGCCACATTCAGTACGGTTCTGAAGCACTTGATTGGCTGGAGTCGATTTTTCATGCAATCGAGGAGCTGCACGACAAAGAGGGCAGTAGTCGTCACGTCAAGAAGCTGGCGGGCCTCGGGAAATATGTCGCGCACGACATGGCCAATACCCTTGGCTGCCAGTACGAGGAATACAGCGAGAAGCTTGAGGCTGCGATTGCGGAAAGCGAGGCGCAGTCATGAACGCCAAACCCACCGATTTACGCGAACTGTACGGCACTATCCATGACATGGACGCCATGGCGCAAGAAGGGCTGGCGGAAATCATCGCAATTGCCAAGCTCGCCTTGGCTGCAATGGAGTCGCCAACCAATCACCCTGACATGAGCACCCTTGCCAGGATTTTTTCAGGCATTTGGATGAAGTCGGAACACCTTGCCGGATGCATCGCCAGTGAAGCGCATGGCGTCGGATGTGCCAGCGAGGACGAAGCTGCAACGCGGCGCACGAAGGCTTTCATTGAATCGCAGAAGGCGGTGTGACATGGGCGCGATCATTGAATTCAAGCGCCCAGCGCTTGCTAAGCCGCACGGGGATGATCCGAAAAGAACGGGGGGATGCTGGTTGAGCGCGGATAAGTTCGATGAAATCTCGCGCTACCTGTTGAGCCCGGAGGTGCCATACGAGGATCGCGTTCAATGGATCAACACCTGGCGGACAGCGTGGAAGCTTGAGCCGCTGTGTGCGCCATAAATACTGACGCCGAAATCACACGCCTTCGGCAGTCCCGAGACGAGACCCAACGGGTGCTATCCGATGCCCGCCGAAATCTCAGCGCCGCACAAGCGGCCTATGCCAAGGCGCGGAAGGCAGAGCGTGCCGCCCTGTTGCGGTACGTCGAAGCAATGGAAGAAAACCAACTGACGAAAGGAACGACACCATGAACAAGGGCGATCTGAGCGGCGAACTGATGGACGCACGGGCGATGATTCTGGGCAGCCTGTCCCTCTTGGAGGAAACGGCGCCCGAAGACCGGAGCGAAGAGGAAATCGCTATCTGGCTGCTGCTGAAGCGGGCGAACGCGATCCTCGTTGAGGCAATCGAGGTGGCCTGATGGGCAAGCGAGACCTGACATTCGAGGAAATGAAGAAGCCGGGGCGGGTGTTGATTGACCGGCGCCGGCTACATGAAATCGTTCCGCTGTCCGAACGCACGGTTTTCGACCTGGAGCAGCGTGGCGAATTTCCCCGGCGATTCGTCTTGACAGCCCGCCGCGTTGCCTGGGACTTGGCTGAGGTTGAGCGGTGGATGGAGGACTGCCGATCCGGAGGCGGCAAGGCAGCCTTTCCCGGCTCCCGAAATGCGGAGCGCTGATAGCCCCCCGGCCAAGCGCCGGGTTTTTCGTTTCTGGGGATGGATGGCACAATAGAGGCAGTTGTGACCTAAACCAACAAGGCACATTTTCAAAAGCGGGTACGAAAGCGGGTACAAAATGAAACAATCAGGTACGCAACGCCAACTTTGCAAGGAATGGCGCGACAACTTCCTGTTCAACGTCTGACTTTTTAGTTTCAACGTCCGAGCCCCGGAGGCTCCCCTCCGAAACCCCGCGGATCCCGCCGATCCC